ACTAACGCCTGACGAATGCGCAGAAGCTGCGTTGCTACTGGCGTCCCTTTCTTTTCATCTACAAAGAGCCTACAACCGTGAAGTAGCTCGTGTAAGCTGGTCCTCTCAGGTTCTAAAAAGTACGGTGGCCGGAAGAGAACAGTCTTACAAGGGGTCGTGGGAAAGCCAGTTCAATCAAGCGGTAGAAGAGGATGGCTATACACGCAAGGTGCGATCTATACAAAGATACGCGCAGCAACGCGCTGACAGATTGACCTATCTCGCATCGTCTGTAAAAAATATGGCAGATGTTTTTATCAACTTACAAAGAGCAAAGGTTTCCAAATATGTCTGACAGGCGAAGGGTTGTAGAGGAACTTTTAGAGGGCCTGTCGGAAGAAGAGACGGAAAAGCTGTTCGGGCTTTTAAAAGACTCAGTGGCATCTCGCGAGACCAAAAGAAACAGGAGAGGTCGCGGGAAGAGAAAAAGAAAAAACAAGGGGGCAAGTGCCGAAAAAGACGGACCACAGCCCTCTTCAGATGCGGAGATTGAACGAATGTCGCTTAGCGACAAAGAGAGGCAGGAGCTACAGGAGGCCTCCGAATTTGACAAGAAGATGGGCTTCGACCTGCCTTCAAAGAAGGTCTCTAAAACGGGTTCTCCAACAACTAACCGAGTGGAGGCCCGATGCAGGGTGTGCGGAAGCGTTGAGATGGTCTCACCGGCATTCGTACCGCCCGAAAAGGATCGTTATAAGTGTAACACATGTTCATGTAGTGCAGGATAAAGGAGAACGTTTATGGACGCTAGATCTCAAAAATTCATTGTGGCTATGCTGGTGTGTATGACAGTGGCTTTCAGTGCCCAAAGCGCCACGCTACTCTATAACCAAGAGTCTCTTCACGAAGAGATGGGCGAGCTTCGCTCGCAAGCTGACGGGCATGCGGAAGACGTTTACGTTTTGATGAAATCTGACAGCGCCAGACTATACACGATTATGGATACGCAAATAAGGACTTTCCATTACGCGAAGCCTCACATTGGGCCAACTCGCGGCTGCCCTGAATGCGCCGAAATTTACGAGAGAGCCAAAAATAGCGGGGGCATTCACGCTTCGGACCTTCACAAGAAAACACAATAAGTTCAAGGAATAGACATGCTACTTTCCGACGCTGCTGCCGAGAGAGCCGTTCTGGCAGGTGTATGCAAATATGGATCAGAAGCTTACTATGATGTTTCAGACGTTGTAAGTGAGAACAGCTTCACTATCGAGTCCAATGCCATGATATATGCCTGCCTCAAGCACATCATGGATAAAGACGATAGCATTCCTATTGACTTGCCCTCCATATTGTCCTCCGCAAAAGAGATAGGACTTCAAGACCTCGTGTCCGACAAGCACGAAGTTCAGCATCTCTCTGCCATCATGAAGTTTCCAGTCTCTCTCAAAAACGTAAGAATGTTTGGGGCTAAAATTCGTAAGTTGGAGATAGCTCGCATGATGCATAGCCAGCTTGACCTGACTAAAAACAAATACGAGGAAATCAAAGGTGACGAGACTATCTCGCACATATTGGGGATCGCGGAAGAGTCCATCTTCGATTTTACATCACTATTAAACGACAACGACGAATCTCCACAAAAGGTATTTATAGATGTCGAAGAACGGCTGGACGAACTTTCAGAAAACCCTATCGACCAAGTTGGGATGCCTACAGGATTTGACCGATACGATTTCGCCATAGGGGGAGGTTTGCGGAGAGGCACCGTGAATGTCATAGGCGCTCGCCCGAAGGTCGGTAAGACACTGTTCGCAGAGAACGCAGGTATACATATCGCTAAGCATCTAGGCGTTCCTGTTTTAAATCTTGATACTGAAATGACCAAGAAGGATCATCAAGATAGAGGACTTGCGATGTTAAGTGAAGTTTCTATCAACGAAATTGAGACTGGAAAATTTGCACAAAGCTCCTTTCAGAATCAAAAGCTTAGAGATATGGCCAGCGATGTTAAGGACATCCCGTACTACCACCTTTCTATCGGAGGAAAGCCCCTAGAGGATCAACTGTCTGTGATGAGGCGATGGCTCGCAAAGGAAGTGGGCCTGAATCACCAAGGCAAGGCCAACGACTGTGTCATTATATATGACTATCTAAAGATCATGGAAGCCTCTGATATCAAAGGAGATATGAAAGAGTATCAACTTTTGGGCTTCCTGATGACCTCTCTTCATAATTTTGCACTTAGATACGAAGTTCCCATCTTAGCCTTTGTGCAACTAAACCGAGACGGTATAACAAAGGAGTCTACTGACACCGCAAGCGGTTCAGATAGAATCATATGGCTTTGTAGCAATTTCACTATCTATAAAAGGAAGTCTGACGAAGAAATTGCCAAAGACGGTCCCGAGAACGGCAACAGGAAGCTAGTTCCAGTAATTGCCAGACATGGAGAGGGCCTAGAAGATCGTGACTACATCAACGTAAACATGATAGGGAAATACGGCAAATTGACAGAGGGCCGCACAGCATTCGAGATAGAGGATGGCGTTGGATATGCCCAAGAAGATAGAGACAGCCAAGGCAATGACGACAACGACGATGTCCCCTTCGTATAAATATAACGATCAAGGAAAGCTAAACCGACTAACCAAGTTGGCCGCAGAGAATATAGACGAAATATATAGCTATTTCGATATCGACTATTCCTACAAAAGCGACATTTTGATTAAGTCGGAATGCTTCATTCACGGAGGGGATAACGATACGGCGTTAAACGTTTATTACAACGGGGACATCCGAGTTCATTATAAATGCAGGACTCATCAGTGCGAAGAACATTTCGGATCCTCATTTATCAGTCTTATAAGAGGCATCCTCTCTAGATACAAATATAAATGGAGAATAAACGGTGACAAAGAAGCAAGTTTCAATGAGGCCGTAGAGTTTTTGTTAAAGTTTACCAACAGGAATTTTAGTTCTCTGGAGATAGAACAGGTTGGTGACCTAGAAAAAATGAAATTTTGCGGGATAGTAAACGGACTTGACACAGAATCTGCCAAACACCTAGGCATCAGTAGAGAATTCTACAGAGACACCGTGGAACTGCCTTCGCAATACTATCTTAAAAGAGGCTATTCTATAGAGATATTGGATAAGTATGACGTGGGAACCTGCAAGAGAAGAGGCAGGTCGCTATATCAACGAGCCGTTGTTCCGATATACGACGATAGCGGTCAAAATATAATAGGGTTTACCGGAAGAAGTATTTTTGACTCATGCCCTTCTTGCAAGAATCATCACCACCCAAAAGATAAGTGTGGATTCTTTCCTAAATGGAAGCATACGGCTGGGTTTAAAAAAGAAAATTGCTTGTATAATTATTGGTATGCCCATGATGAAATTCTATCTACCGGAGTAGTTATACTAGTAGAATCGCCCGGAAACGTATGGCGTCTTGAGGAGGCCGGAATACGCAACTCTGTTGGAATTTTTGGAACACACCTGAACCAGAACCAGAAGAAGATTATAGATGAGTCAGGAGCCCTCTCGATCATATGCCTGCTAGACAACGATGAGGCGGGATTCAAGGGCGCAGAAAAAATTAAGGACATGTGCGGAAAAATGTATCGCCTTTATTTTCCCACTCTCGAAGACAACGACATAGGTGATATGCATGTCGATAAAGTTACTTCAGATATCAGACCTTTAATTTCTCAAGTGCAAGGAGTTTATAATGAATGACAAAGAGAACACCCCATTTTCTATCAACCCGCCCACACAATCTACGGATCTCCCTCAAGGAGCAACGCGAGTTCCGGCGGCCCCTCCAGAAGCTCAGGGTCCGGCTTTTGAAAACATGATACTCGACGCCTGTGTTGCCGAGTTTCAATCCAAGAAGAAAAAGGCCTTTATCAATCTTCACAATTATCTTACAAACCCAGCTGCCATTGGAGAGCACGGAGATCTTGTTTCGGAATGCGTGACGCTGATAAAAGACCTGTCAGACGCGAACGGTGGCTTGGAGGCTATTAGAGAACTTACTAGACATTGATAAGGAATAACACATGACGCAAGTAATAGGGTTCGCTGGACAAAAGCAAGCTGGTAAAGACACTGCTTGTAATTTTATCTTAGCCATCAAACTGGCAGAGTTAGGCATCTGCAAGGCCTCTCGCATCAATAAGGCGGGGAAAATAGAAGTCACAGACATCTTCAGTGAGAATGTATCCGGCAAGGAGTGGTTCCCATTTGAATCACCCCATGTTGATGTAGGCTCCCTTTTTGATGACCGCCTTGGCGAGTTCGTTCGAACATACGCATTTGCCGACACTCTGAAAGAGTTTGCCATCAACACATTCGGGCTAGATAGAGAGCTTATTTACGGAAGCAACGAAGAGAAGGACACAAAAACCTATCTCAAATGGGAGAACATTCCTACGGCAGCCCCGGAAGCAAAGGAGGGCCTTATGACCGTCAGGGAAGTGTTACAATACGTTGGAACCGACCTCTTTAGAAGCATGCACGAAAATATTTGGGTGGACACTTGCTTAAGGCGTATCCAGAAAGATGATTCCGAGCTTGCCCTAGTCTCTGATGTTAGATTTGAGAATGAAGTTCGTGCGATTCAAGAATCGGGAGGCGTTGTAGTCGGGCTAACGAGGACCGTGTCTAAAAACGACTCTCATAGAAGCGAGACAGAGATCAATTCAAGCCTAAAGTTATGTGACAGTATAATAGACAATAAAGAGCTTTCTATCTCTCAGCAAAATCAGGAGATTTATTCACAACTTAAAAAACTCGAATGCATACCCGAAATTATATAGGAGGATGATATGCCACTTCCAGATTCATCAAATACGCTGATCGTAGACTGTGATGGAGTGATCGCTGATAAGGCTAATGGCGGCGAATACGACAGGGCAGACCCCCTTCCATACGGAGTAGAGCAAGTTAATAAGCTGCACGACATGGGCTACACAATCGTGCTTTACACCGCAAGGTATGGGGACCGCGAGAAGGGAAACATGCACCTACAATATGAACGCGGGTATAAGGAATGGACTGACTGGCTGCACAAGCACGGTGTAAAGTACCATCACGCCTTCATGGGAAAGCCTGCTGGTGTCATGTACATTGACGACAAGGCCGCTCGTGTGAAGGGAGATAGCGAAGATGGATGGCTGCAAGTGTGGGAAGAGATGCAGAACTTAAAAGGCCGCGACCGTTATGGCAATCCGCTATGATTCCGGTTGTCTACTTTAGGTCGTCTTCATTCAACTGCCATCGCTTCTGCCCGATGCAGTATTACTTAGAATATACCTTGGGTTGGAGGGGTCCGTCTGGTAAAAAAGCAGACAAGGGGTCCATCGTACACAAAATCTTGGAGATTGCTGCTTCCTGTAAGAAGGCTGCTCAGGGTGGCAAAAAGATATTCGTAGATGACTTTATAGGCAGGGTGAGCACCTCCAACTATAAGCCAGCGTATCTAGAGAAAGTTGCGAACAGGGTCTATGACAAATATACTGAAGGGGCAAATCATCATACATGGTCAGACAAAGACCGAAAAGACTGCATCAAGTGGACTTGGAAGGCCCTTCATTATAACGACGGGATGTTCGATCCCAGAAACAGGAAGGTGGTAGACGCGGAGCCACACTTCGATTTCTGTATTGACTCCCAGTGGGGCGGCTATCAATATGAGGTTTCGGGAGAAAAGCTGTCTGGGAACTTGGCTATCAAGGGAACCGTAGACCTCATTACAGACCTCGGGGATGGCGTATACGAGGTTATAGACTGGAAGACCGGTAGAAGGTTAGACTGGGCCACTGGCAAGCAGAAAACTCAAAACAGCCTTCTTGATGACGCGCAGTTACGTATCTATCACTATGCCGCCAAGCATCTCTATCCAGACGTTAAAACCTTCTTGGTAACCATATATTTTATCAATGATGGGGGGGCATATACGGTTCATTTCCAAGACGACGACATACCAAAAACCGAAGAAATGTTGAAAAATAAGTTTGAATTCATACGAGATACCGAAAAGCCTAAGACTATAAGGCAAATAGATTCTTCGCAATGCTGGAAATGCTCAAAGCTATGCCATCAAGGCAAGACTACTTTTGAAGGAACCCATATAGAGCCCCTTATTGAAAGGCGTGCCGGACAGGTCACTCCATACGAAGAAACAATGACAAAGTGCGAGCAGACCAGATACATGATAAACAAATATGGGATAGAGTGGGTTACAAATAATATGATGAATTTAGACCACAGTCTGGCAGCATATAAGGCACCGGGCGAAATTTGAAAGGATACTTCGATGGCCTATTCAGACACAAACAGCATCGTCGAGATACTTGACGACTTTTTGGATGAGGATCAGGCAAGAGAGTTGGCCGCTAGACTGGAGGATGAGATCGGCGGCAAAACCGACAGCAAGTCGCTTAAATATCTTCTTTACAGACTTAACGCAGCCTACAGCAAGAGGCCACTTAGGGCAGAGCATTTCAAGAGATGTCTGCTATACGCCCTTATAGTCGCCCATCTTTTTGTTGTGTTTGTCAACATAGCGGCCTTTTTTATAACGCCTTTTCTATGTCCAATTTGGATATGGATGCCTATCAATAGCTTTATTATAACGGTCACCTTTACAAGACAGGTGTGCCCTCTAACCAAGCTTGAAAATTACTTAAGAACGTCTGTTGGAATGCCTCGCATAGGAGGTTTCGTTGGGCACTACGTAGTTAGGCCAATTAGAAAAGTATACATGGCCTACAAGATAGGAGTTAAACAGGGAAATGATAGAAATAGAGATCTCTCAGGAAATGAAGAAGAGGGCGTGGCGTAAGGCTCGCGAGATGGGAGTTATTAGGAATTCTATCCTCGGAGGAGGTGGGAATATAGCTGGTTTTCTAGGTGAAGAAGTAGCAAATGAGCTTATACGCGGAGAGATAAACAACACTTATGACTTTGATATCTGTTATTCCAACAAGACTGCCACTCTCACCTATGATGTAAAAACAAAAAGATGCACGTCAGCCCCAAAGCCCTTCTACGAATGCTCAATCGCGGCGTATAATACTAAGCAGAAGTGCGACCGATATGCCTTTGTGCGTATTGAATGGGTCAACCGCCAGTGGAAAAGGGCGTGGGTCTTGGGATGGCTTTCTCATTCGGAGTATTTTGAAAAGGCCATGACCCTCAAGCGAGGAGATGTCGATCCATCAAACGGATATATAGTTAAGGCAGATTGTTACAATGTAAAAATTTCTGACCTTAAAAAGTTCAGGAGAAAGAAATGAAATACGTGCCATTGCACGTCCATTCTGAGTACAGCTTGCTAGACGGCCTTTCGCAGACATCACAAATATCCTCCCGCATACAGGATATAGAAACCGATGCCTGCGCATTGACGGATCATGGCACCGTTTCTGGTGCTGTGGATTTTTGCAAAACTTTAAATGGAAAATCTCAAAAGCCAATTTTAGGATGCGAATTCTATTTGTGCATGGAAGACGCAACTATTCAATCCCCACAGAATCGA